CTTGTTCTTCTCGATGATCGCAGCCAGCCCACCTTCGACAACGCCGTCATTGATGAGCTGCGTGGACAGCTCGTCGATTTTCTGGCGCATCGCTCGCACGGGCTCTTGAAGCGGCTCGGGAAGAAAACTGACAATGGGCTTGCCCCCAAGAGCGGCGTTAACGGCCAAGACATCCTCGTCGCTCATCTTCCCCACACCGCCATACGCCTCTTTCGCTCCAGCCATGAAATCGCGGTCCAAGTTCTCGATCTCTTTGAGCCGGGCGCGATACCACTGGTTGCTCTCGCGGGCACGCTCGAAAGCGCCCTCCGGGAGAACGCCAGCCGGCGTGAACAGACGACGCAGGAAAGCTGTTACGGGATTGGCGCCCTTTCGCCGAAACTTTGGGATCTCGTCGACCGGCAGTGCCTCGCGTGGCAGTTCGACGGCCGGCTCGGCAGTTTCGGCCGCCTCTTCGCCTGGGGTGGGTGCGGGTTGCTGGAGCCGTACCTCCTGGGCCTGGCGGGCAACGGGCTCGGTTACAGCTTCATCCCGCGGCGCTTGGACCTGATGTTGCATCAGGGTTTGCTCGAGCTGCTCTTCGGATGTGGGCTGCGCCCTTTCCTCTACGGCGGCCCCAATCATGTCGCGGAAGACATCCCGGCGCATTTGGGAGACTTGCTCGCCGCTTATCGCGTCTCCCGCCGCGTCCTTCAACTGCTTTCGGCTGACCTTGCCTTCGAGTCCAGCGATACGCTGACTGGCTTCGGGGTGCAGCTCAACGAACCCGCGGGCACGCTCCATCGTCGGACGGTCGCGCTTGAAACGGGCGGCCGTGCGGACACCGGCAATGGGGATAGTGAAGGCGACGGCCTCTTGGGCGAGCTGTTCGAGTGTCGGGGCCTCCGCAGGAAGGTCCACGCCCGGAATGAGGCTGGCCACCTTGCGCAAGCCTTCGTTGAGGCGTTCCTCGGCCATCTCTCCCGTCACACTGCCGATGCCGAACTTGTCGAGAAAGGCCCTCGCGCCAACGCGAGCCGGTTTCATACCGACGGCACGTCGCGCCTTACCACCGATGAGTCCAACAACCTTGTGAGTCTGCTCCGAGAAGATTTCAATGTAAACGCTGCCTATGGCATTCAGGGTGGCTTCCATGCCGCCTTCGCCTTCATCGAGGACCACGAACTCGAAGTCCTCTGCCCCGTCCGGGATGTATGCAGCGAATTCCGGCGTAGCTCTCTGGAATGCCTCCGCGGTCACCCGGTGGCTGAACACGGGCAGCCTGAGAAGTGTCGTACCCGCAAGGCGCCCTACGTCCAACGCGGCCTTCTTCAACACTCCGCTGAGGGATTTCTTGATTGCCTTCTTGGCAACCTCTTTCCCGCCCTTTTTCAAAATAGCGGGTAGGCCACCAGACGCGAAGAAATCCGCCCAGAACGGCACGCTTCCCAAGGTGATACGCGCCACGCCACCACCGAACGTGCGTTCCCGAGCGTCCATCACCGACTGCTCCATGTGGGCGGCCAGCGTCTCCCAGTCCTCGGCAGTGCCCTTGTCGTCCTCGATGCGCTTTGCGGCTGCCTGGACGTTCCACAGCTTGGCTACCGTGAAAAAGCCGCCGCCAAGTGGAATGTCTTCCTCGCTCAGTTCCTTGGCCTGCTCGACAATCCCGACCTTCTCCGGCAGCTTGTCCGCCGGACCGAGACCATACTTCTCGCGGATCTTGTTGAATCGACCAAGCGCATCCGGAGACCGCCCCAATGGACCATGCGCCAAAAGGGCACCCGAATCCGAACGGCGTTTCGCAAATGCATCAGCTTCAGCATTACTATCGAAGCCAGGGAACTCCAACCCGGACTGAACGGCAAACCCAATGGCCTCTTGGTTGCTGACCTGTTTCCCACGAACGATAGTAGGAATGAGAGTAGGCTTGCCGGAATTCAATTCCTGCACTTCTACCGATATCGTGCGCTCACTGGAAAACGTACCATCTGGATTACGAATCCCGGGGACAACTCCATACGCCTTGGCGATCTCCGGGGTAAACGGCGCAAAATCGACGGCTGCTTGGATCTTCTTGTCTTGGCTGAAATCGAGTTCGGCCGCTCCGGCGGCAATCGTGCGTTGCGACGCTCGAATGCTGTCCTCGCTCGCATCCTCGGCCTGCTGGGGAGTCGGCTGTTGCTGCGCCTGCTGTGCGGGTTGCTGTTGTTGCAGTAGGGTCTGCAACCGTTGGAGCCGTTGTTGGTCTTCGGGCGTCGGTGGCAAGTCACTGCTCCAATATGCGCTTGGCGATTTCCAGTTCGCGCTGCTGCGTCTCGTCGAGTTGTCGTCCGCCTTCCAATAGGCTCACATAGAAATCGAACACGACACGTGCTTCGTCGCGATGCTGCTCAATCTTTTCAGGCGGCCATGTTTCGATATTCGGCGACTTCTGCACCGCCGCTTTCAGCTTGGTGGCGGCTTCGTTTGCGGTCATCTCCTCGGGAAATTGCTGCCTCTCCATCTCCTCCTGGATCATCCGCTCCATATTTTCGGGAGAGGTCCCTAGTAGGCCTCTAACCGTAACCCTTTCAGCAGTCTCGTAGGCTTGCTGCATTTGCTCCCGGGTAGGAGTCATCGTCCCCAAAGTCGAGACGCCAAGGGCGTAGTTTTCGTTCAACCGATTAAGGTATTGTGCTCTCGGGATGCTCACGCCCAACGACGGAATCTCGATGTCCGTATCCCTGTCCGTCAGCGTATCGACGCTGACCGTCATCTCCCCGTCCCGGCCGATCGACAGCCTTGGCTTGAATCCCGCCTTCATCCACGCTTCGAGGATTGGCTGCGCCTGCTTAACCTGTTCGGCTGCTGACGGCGGCTGCTTGCGAACGAGTTTCATGGGGAAGTTCGATGGGTCTTCGATGTCACCGGCGATACGGTTGAGGAGTTCGAGTCGTTGCCCCTGGGGCACATTAGGATCGCCCATCACCGCGTTGTAGTTACGCACGGCCTTGTGGGCTTCTTGTTCATCCGGGACCATATCGAAGTTGTTGAGAATCCCCGCTTTCTGAAGCGCGGCGTTCATCCGCGTTTGGGCGTCTGCCCGGCCCCTCTGCTGCCTCTCTTGCTCTCGCACGCCTCGAATGCGCTCGGCGCCCGCCTGGAAATCGCCTTGCCCGGCCTCGGTTATCACCTCACGCGAGGCGCCCAACTGCTGAGCCATCTGGCCCTCGAAAACGCTTTGGGCCCGTTGGGCGGCCTGCTGTTGAGCGACTTGCCCGGCGTACTGTTCGAGCGGAATACCCTCTGCCTTGGCCTGCGCGGTGAACGCTCGGGTAGTCGTTCCCAGGCTCGTGGCCAGTTTGGAAATCTCGCTACGATCGAGTTTCGTTGGTGCGAAGCCGAATTGCTGAATGTCCTCCTGCTTTTGAAGGAGTGTCCCAATGCCCTCGGCAGCCGTGGCTACGCCACCGGCGACGTCCCCGCCAACGATCTGGCTGCCCACCATGCCGCCCAAGCCCGCGCCCTGGGCCGCGCCCGCCAGAATCGTCGTCCCCCCGATAGCGGGTCCAAGAAAGGCGCCGCCAATGCCGCCAACCACTGCCCCACCGAGCGTTCCCACGAGCCGTTGCTGCCTCGCCACCCGTTCCGCATTGCGGATCTCGGATTGCAGTCGTTGATATTGCAAGACGCTGAAAAAATCGGCGACTGCCTGATACCGCGGGTCCCGGAACGTGTTGATTGTAGGCATGGCCCGAATTTCCTAGCCGCCGCCGAACCCCGGCTGAATCTGAACATTCCGGAAACCGCCCGGTCCCAGGCGGTTGATCGAATTGATGAATCCCAACCCCTGTTCGAGCCCCTGCATTCCCATAGTCAGCGGCAGTTGCCCGAATCCCATCAGGTTGTTCATCTGGTCGACGCCGGCCTGCTGAAGCATGCCCATTTGGCCCATGCCGAATCCGCCCAGCTGGCCAAGCGACTGTAGCCCGACGTTGGCCCCGAGACCGGCACCGAACTGTCCGACGCCGAGCTGTTGGCCAAGGAGACCTTGTCCGAGGCCGGTTCCCATGCCCAGGAGCTGCTGCTGGGCGCCGAGCTGCTGGCCGGTCAGTCTCTCGTTTGCGGCCGCGGCCGCACCGCCGAACTGGCCGAGTATGCCGACCTGCTCACGCCGCAAACGCTCTCCCAGGCCACCGAGTGCCTGGCCACGCTGCGCTTCGACGCCGCGCTGAATTGACGCGGCCCCGGTAGAAGCGGTAAACCCGCGCTCCTGAAGGTTGGCCGCCTGCTGAGCACCAAACTGGTCGAATCGCCGGTTGATGTCCGCCTGCTCCTGTTGCCCGAGTCCGGCCGACATCTGCTGCGCCTGACGGAAGAGATCCTGGAATTGCCCGCCGACCTGACCGGTCCGTTGGCCGAAGTTGCGCATGAGGCTTTGGCCACCAAGGCCGAACTGTCGCTGCAGCGCAGATGCTCCGCCGGAAGCAAGCTGGTTGAGCCCGGCCGTCTGCTGGCCAACCTGGCCGGGAAGCCCCTGTAGGCTCTGCATGGTAGAGCCCATGAATCGCTGGAAGTTCTGGTTCTGCGCGCCCTGGCTGAACAACTGGTTCCCGGCCTGCATGCCTTGGTTGGCGAGGCCCTGGGCTTGCCCGAAGAGTTGTCCGACATTCGGCGTCCCGCTGATGAGACCCATGCCGCGATCAATGTCGCCTTGCTGCGCCTCCATCACCTGTTGCTGGAGTTTGCGATCCTGTTCGCCGAAGAACAGATTCATTCCAAGGCCGAACAGCGGACTGCCGTGAAAAGGCATAACTCACCTCACTACTAAAAAAAGCGTTGCTGGCCCCGAAACTGCTTACCGAACCCTTGACCGCCCATTCCCGGCACACCCTGCATGAACGACAACCCGCTCATGAGGTTCTGCATCATTCCCGGCATCTGACCGGCACCGGCGGCCCGACTCCGCATCATGCCTTGAAGCAATGCCGGATCGACCTGTTGACCGGGAACGAGTCCCGGCTGCGCCATGCCCTGCTGACCGGCCTGTAGTGGGCCCTGGCGAATGGGAAGGGCGAATCCCTGCCCGCCTTGTTGTTGCCCAAACCCCGCCAACTGACGCCCTCGATTCTGTGCCACAGATTGCTGCTGAGCCGTTGGGCCGAAGAACTGTCCAAGTTGACCTTGCGACAACTGTTGGCCGGGCATGCCCGGCTGCTGGCCCGCCATCCCGGCTTGGCGCCGCATGAACATCTGAAGCATGTTACCCATCGGATTGCCCATCATTTCAGGTTGCCCGCCCGGCATGCCAAACGGAGACATTTGCTGTTGCGGCTGCCCGAACATGCCAAATGGCGACTGCTGCTGCCCGAACATCTGCTGCACCTGTCGCTGCATGGGCATGAACTGCTGTTGCCCTTGACGCATTCGCGCTTGCCCGCCCTGCCCCTGAAGCTGCGACATCATGCCAAACATTGGATTGCTGAAAAGCGACATAACTCACCTCACTTTCAACCGATGACCGCGTGCGGACGGCCGTCCCCCAATTCCGTCGGGTCCGTATCCCAATCCCATGTAACACGCATGTCGTATCCACGGAACGCCGGATCGTAGAGCCCGTGCTCGAATGGCCAACCAATGACACCACCGGCCGCCTCCAGCGTCACCTCCAGAAGCATGTCGGTGAACGTCACCGGGGCCCTGCCATACGCGACCTCGATCCTCGTGTTGTCGAAAACGTGGTTGACCCAGTTATGGCCAAGCCACCAGAGCACGAGTAAATCGTCGTCATTCGCAGCTTCAACGAGGACTTTCGCGTGGGTGCCTTCCCCATCCCCGATGTAGCCTTTGGCCGCATATCGCGTATTGGGTAATCCAAACATCGGCCACCTACGAAATACCCGTACAACGCCCCGTAACATTCAGTTCCTTGTCAGTGCTGCCGTCTAACAAGGTTACAACGATTGCAGTGCCGATCTCTTCCGGGTCATACAGCCCTTCCGGCCACGTCCAGTGGTAGGCGGTCGTGTCTATGATGTCTATGTCCAGTAGGGTCGTTGACCCCTGCACGATGGTAAGGTTCCCGGACACCGCCGTCGCATAACCAAATGTCACACTATACACCGCAGGAACCCCATCGGACGACGTGGCCAACGTGAGTACCGCGTCGGACCCGGTTGCGACCGTCCCCTTGGCCTTACCGTAAACGGCCGTCTTGGAATCGGGTAATCCGAACATAACCAGTCTCCTATGCTCTCAGTCGTCCGCCGGGCTTAACTTCCGCTTCCATGAACTCTAGTGCCCAACGAACGTCACCGCTGTTCTGTATCCGCACGTAGGCGTCACGCCCACGCATTCGTGGCCGGAAACTGGGGTTCAGTCCGGCCGCCAAGCTGCGAGTGGCGAAATCCGCCGCGTTCTTGGCTGCTTGCGGCGTCTTGCCGCTGCGCACTTTCAACGTGCAAGCGCCGCTGTTTTCACCCAATGCCACATCGACACTGTCCAAGTAGCCGTCACGGCCGCGGCCGTCGAGACGGATCGGCCCGAATTCGGCGTAGGAGGTGAACGACGTTCCGTCATCGTCCGCGGCGCCGCGACTGTACTTGCGCACACGGCCGTCACGGCAACCGACGATGAGTCGGTTCGGCAGATCACCGATCACCCCACAAAAGGCGTCGTGGTCCTCCGCGTATCGATCGTGGAAAAACCCCTCCAGCCGCATGTCGTACCACCAGGCCTCCGAATCGCCGCTCGACAAAGAAGTGACCCGAATCCAGATGCCCAGATACTCCGGGTCGTACTCCAGGAACACGTGGTGGGTATCGGGGTCGATCTGCCGCAACTCGTCGGGAATGCGGTCGGGCGACACCCGCCGCGGTTCCACGAGGCCGCCGAGTTCGGTACGATGAATCCGGTAGAGCCCGTCAATCGACAGAAAGTAAATCTGGTCGTCGTCGGTAGGCGCCCAGGCGTCGAACGACAAGACCCCTACTCGACGGGATAGATGATCGAACGTACCGCCGACCGCGGGGTCGCCGCGCAACACCGAGCATTCGCCCTCGCCCGCGACCATCATCAGATCATCGAACACGGGAATGAGGCTGGTAACGGGCGCGCCGAGTCGGCCCAGACCACCCGCATCGAAGGCGAAGGCGTCCTGGACCGTTACGGTGGCCGGGCTGTAGTCGTAGTTCAACGGATCGCCCTGCTTGGACATGAACACGTCGCCCGGATTATTCGGGTCGCCGCTGAACACCAGTCGGTCGCGGTAGAGTTCCACGATCCGGCAGGCGTAGGGAGCCGTGCCGGCCCACGCCCCGGATACGATAGCAGCGCCGGTTGCCGTCATCAGCGTCACCGCATCGGTCGTTGCGTCGTAGATTTTGATGCCCGGAACAATGCGATAGGCGGTAGATGTAGAGTCGCCCGTAGGCGCGGCCGGCGTTGCGACCAACGTCTTGAGCACGAGCGTATTCAGATCGGTGACGGTTCTCACTTCGTACCATCCGGTGGCAATCGTCCCGGTTACGTCGGTCAGCTCGATTACATCCCCGGTCGCGACAACACCATCGGTAACAAAGTCTGCGTCCGAATCGATCAGCTCGCCGCTATTGTTGGCGATCGCAGCATTCGCCGATGTCGCCGTCCGCTCCCGTCGCGGCTCTGCCCAATCGGCGATATACAGCTTCGCGAACCGGGCAGCTACGCTCACCGGCGTGGACTCCACGTCCCGATCCACGAACGTCGGAGTGCCGGTAATCACGGTCAACGCACCGCTCGTCGTTTCGCTGTACAGTGTGCCGTTGGAACCGGCGACGATTTGACTCTGGGGTGGAAGGTTCTCGGCAGTGTAGGCTACGAGAACCGCATCGATGACGCCCGGATTCACGTCCTGGGGCTCAATCTCCACCGCGATCGCATCACCGGAAGGGAACGACCCCAGGGGCAAAAACCCGCCTTGATCGTCCACGAACAGCCCGCCCTGATTCGCAGAGATGTACCTCACAAATCCGAAGGCTGTGTCGGCGCGGATGAGAAATTGAAGCGTGCCGGGAGTATCGAACGGCTCGGGTATCCAGGAGACTTCCAGGATTGACACAATCACGTCGTTCTTTAGCAGACTCAGCGTAGTCGCCGATTGGCCGAACGCGATTTCGCAGCCGATACTGGAAGACACATCGGGGGACGATTGATTCATCCGAGTGTAGATGCGGTACTTGTTAAAGACCTTCTCCAGGATGTTGAGCGTTATGGTGACCTCGGTATTCCAGTCGATGTCCAGCGCCGAAGTCTTGTAAACGGCCCCGCGGTTACCGGCCGTTGTCGACCCGATAAGGGCCGTTCCCGATTGGGTCAGGTCCTCATCGTCCCACGGCGCATTCGTCCAGTCATTCAAGTCGGTGAAATGATCCTGAAACGTCCGCGACGGAGTGACTACCGCCGTGCGGACCAAGGCCAGCAGATTCACATAGGCGCCGGACCCGAGTTCTTCCGAGAACGCCTTGGCCAGACCCGGCCGACTCCCGCCGCGGGCGCGACTTTCGAGCACATCGTAGGGGCGCACGTTCAGCGCATCCTGGGTGGTGAACGGGCGCACGTGTTGATGCGATGCGCTGCGGTCGATACCCGCAAGCGGGAACTCCAGATTGATTCGTCCCAGTGCCACTGCGAGCCCCCGGTTAGGCCGCGGCTGTCCGCAGTTGCACACACTTGATGTAGTCGACCAGCATGGTCTCGACGCTACCGCCGGACTTGACGCCGAAAATGAGGTTCATCGGCACCATTCCCGATCTGACGAAGCCCATCGTCGTGCCGTGGGCGGTCAGAGGGCCGGTGCCTCCGGCGACGTCGAAGTACGCCGTGACTATGCCGGTAATATCTGTGGAACTGACGTGGAATCCCACACGGGTCCACGTGTTTGAAACGAACGTAGCCAAACCCGTTTCAACGTCCTGCGTACCGGCATTGCTCGCCTCGGCATCGATGGCCATCGCCCCTTCGATCTTGTAGATGAGGGCGCCATCGTAGGTCGCCAACGGGCCGGCGCCGGCCGCTTGGAATCCACCCGTCGTGTCGGACGTAGTCAGGCCGAACCACCAGCATGTTTCGTTCGTCGCGGCCTCGGTGATTTTGAACCTGGCCTCGAACCACAGTTCGTTTCTGCCGGCGAAGGCGAACGCCTGGGCGGTGCTCCGCCTGGCGTGGTAGTCGTCGTTCTGGGCGGTCGTTACGAGGTTCAACGACCCGCCGAGCTGGTCCCCGTGGGTAGCAGTACCGGTCCCACTGTCATCGAGCTGAACCCATTGCGTGCCGGCATCAATCCCGGTAACGAAGTCGTCGAAAATCGTGACGGCTTTGAACGGGTCGGGGTCGAGCGGCGAGGGCGCTCCACTCCACAGGCCGGTCGGCGGGCCGCTTTCCAGGTGCACGCCGTTATGTTCGATTTCGATGTCTTCACTGGTGCCGAATAGCATTCTTGCGGAATCCGGCAGGCGGAAAGTCTCGCCCGCTTTGATCTCGGAATCCGCCGTCCAGACGGCGGTTGTTTTTGTGCCCGTGTTCCGATAGTGCCGAGTCCCGGCGCCGCCGTCCGAGTGGATGAACAGGGCATTCGGCGCCCAGTTCTCCCGGCCGTTGCCGGCCGTCGTACCCCAGCCGTGGACATATCCCTCGGGCGTCTTGCCCGTCCGCCCCGACGTCGGGAAGTCCGCAGTTTCCAGGTCGTTGGCGATGTTGTGCGGTGCTGTCATATCTCTTCTCCTATGGCAAAGTGCCGTCGACCGTCACCACGTGATTGATCCGCGTGAGGGCCGGATGAACCGGGCGACGGTCACTGTTGTCTGTCATCACACCCATGCGCTCGCTGCGATGGAGTCGGCGGTCGAGCTGCATGCTCTTTTGGAGCATTTGCCGATACCGCTCCCACTTCTCGCCGCGGCGATCGTTCTTGTCGTTCTCTGCGGCCGCCAGACAGGCGTACTTGATCGTGTCGCCGTGCAACATGCCGCCTACGGGAAACTCGTCACTGGTGATCTGGTCGATCAGCAGGATTTCCTGAAAGTACGCCGTGTAGTTGCTGTCCGGTATGCGATAGACGAGCAGATCCCATCGCTGGCCGTCCGTAGCATCCGTTCCCGACACCGGCCGCTGGGCTGCAAGCGTCGGCCGGGCGGCGCTCGTACTCCGTTGAAGCAGCTCGGCCACCTGGCGTTCGCTGACCAAGTCGATCGGCGAATAAGATCCCGCATTGTTCTGGAAAGTGATCGGTCCGACGATCCCGCCGAAGGCGTCGGGCATACGATAGACGCCGTCGGCCGTGACCGAAAAGAACTTCGCGGAAATCGTCGGGCTGGGCGTCGCCGAGAGCGTCACGACCGTCGAACTCGTGTACGCACTGATCGTGTACTCCCGGTAGACCTTGAACGTATCGCCGGCGTTGGATGTCGTGCTCGTCGCGTTCCCACTGAGCTTGACAATCGTCGTGCTCGTCACGGATGCGATCGTGTACGTCTCTCCCGATGTATCGAAAACGAGCTTGGCCCCGACGTCGTCACTGCTCGTCGTGAAAATCGCAGATGTAGCCGTCAGGGTCGTTTCGCCCGTCGCGAACGCCGCCGCCCCGTCGTCCGTCCCCGACAACGCATTGATCTTGACCTTGCGGCCGACCATCGTCGCGAAGAACGAAGCGGCGGTCGCGGTCAACGTCGCCGTGCTGCTCGACGCGGTAACCGTTGACTCGGCAACCGTCGCCCACAGAGTCACGTCGACCACCGGAGACAGAAACGACCAGTTGAAGGCCCCGAGGAAATCACGCATGCCCTCGCCGAAGTACGCATCTACGTCCGCACCTTCATCGGCGGTCAATCCCGCCGTGGTGTCCGCTAGGCGCGTATACCCCAGGTAATGGGCGATCGCCTGGCGGATCGTGCTGAACTTCAGACTGAGTGTCGATTCAGCCATGTCGGTCAATCAAAAAACGGCGGGGGCGGGCGCGGACAAACACGTCCGCACCCCGCCGCACTAGCGCCTACGTTATGGGCATCGCGATAACCTTCACCCAATCGACAAACAAATTGCCGGGAGTCGCGCCCGCCTCATTACACAGAAGCACGCCCAATTCCTGGTCGCCCGGGAAGTTGGTCGTGTCGGTGATGGTGTTGGCCTTGCTTCCGACCGTGTTGTAATCCTCCTGGGTCTCCTTCGCACCATCGAAAAAGATTTCCAGGAAGCGGTCCTGACGATTCGTCGGGTCCCACAAGAACCCGGTCTTGACATACTGGTCGGCAACCAGGGTCTTCGCGTCAACTTCCATGACAACGTCGGTGCCGTTCTCCTTGTTGAAGATCGGCTCACACTGATCACCGTCGGCCTCCAAACGCGAGAAGCCGATGTAGTCCACGTTTTGCATGGTTCCATCGGCAGCTATGATGCCTTCGTCCTTGACGAGACCCTCTTCGGTGAGGCCCACGAACACACCGAACGTCGTGTTCGCGATCGTGTTGACCTTCCACCGTGCCTCGAACCAGACCCGATGATCCGCGTCCAACTTGACGAAGCTGCCGGCGTTTCCGTCCGTCCCGATGACCGCAGTCTCGTCGGCCGTATCGGCACTGATTTGCATCACACCGCCGACGGCTGTTGCAATCGTGTTCAGGGTCCCGCCCGAATCGGCCGCCCCCGCCCACTTATGCAGAACGGTATCGGCCGCCCCCAAAACCGGGAAGTTGATGAAGTCCTCCCAGAAATACCAGCCGCGGATTCGACTTGCAAGTATGGCTTCGATCGGACACAAGTGCCACAGTTCCGGCGTTGGAGCCGCAGCGGCCGAGCCGGTCGTAACACCATAAGGTAATACGCCTCTCATCACTGCACCTCCTTTCTATTCGCCGAACGGGGCTGCCTTCGCACCCACGAAGTGGGCACGGAACAGCTCGTTGGCAAAGTTCCAAGAATGGTCCAAGTGTTTCTCGACCACGTTGTGCTGCTTCGGCGCCTCACGCGGACCGGTCTCGCGCATGTTGTTGTTGCGCAAGATGCCGATGTAGAAGTGCGTGAGGTTGATCCCGTAGAACGGGTTGCTGCTGGCAGCCGCTCCGTCATCGAGGTAAGGAACCCAAGTAATCGGAATGCGTTTGAACGACGTCGCGTCCATCGTCACGGCCACATCGAAGCCGATGTTGTCGTTTCGCTGGCGGGCCATCGCTTCGATGGCCTTGAGGGTCGTCTCGTCCGTGAAGAAGGCGTAGTTCTGGATATTCACGCCCTCGACGCGCGGAGGTGGACGGAATCTCACCTTTCGGAACGCCGTCGAAGTCAGCGAATACCAGTCGTCTTCGCTGACGAGCGTGTACGTGTACGCCCAATTCTTCTGGTTGGGCTCGGCCGCCGGATCGATGCCGTACTTGTCCGTATGACCCGACGCGAGACTGCCGGTGAAGCCGTCCGTGCCGTTCCAGATGACCGAATACGGAATGCCGTGGGGCATGAGCACATCGGAAGCGCCGGGCACCTGCCAGGCGCCGGTCTCGATGTCCTCGGCCACGTCGACGAACAATCCGTCGTCCTGGACTGCGACGAGATCCACGATCTCTTCCGCGGGGCTCGCCATGTCTAGTTCGCGAATGTCGATACCCCAACTGCGATTGATATGCCGCCACTGAACTTCGCCGGCCGTAATGTGCTTCCCTCGATCGACGTTGTCCTCCTCGTACAACTGGACATAACCGCTCCCGCCTTGGGTGCGGTTCATCACGTTGAACTTGAAGGACTTCCCGCCCTTGGTCCTAGACCGACCTCCGTCCAGCAACATGCGGACGATCGGATAGTCCTGGTAGGCCTGGGCCACCTGGACCCAGTTCCCTCGATCGAGGTCTGAAAGCACGCCGGCGGCCAGATCGGCGATCTGACTCGGCGTAAAAGGCATTGGTTATCTCCTCTAGGGAGCCGTGCCCATTTCGGCCATCTGCAGCCTTCGCACACTTTGTGTGGCTTTCTCGCGGCCGCTCTGGGCGGGCTCTTCTTCTCGGGACCTCGGACGTTCCGAAGTCCGGTCCACGCCCCGTTGGACTCTGCCACCGAGGGCCTTCCGTTCCATCTCGGCCAAGCGCGAGAAGTACAAACTCCCCAGCGCCCGCTGGAACGCTTCGCCGTAGTCGGCGGTCCCGAGCTGCTGCATGGCACCAACGTGCTGGCGCAGCCTGTCGAGTTCCTTGGCATTCCGGGCGTTCGGAGGCCCGAGCACGGGATGCCAGTCTTCGCCAAGCGCGTTGACCTGCTCGTTGAATGTCATGCGCCCGACGGTATCGTTCATCCCCGTAATCCGGTTCACCAGCTCGCCGATCGCGGTCATCATCTGGACCGACTGATTGGCATAATGGCTGTTGATCCCGTTCAGGGCGTTGATCACGTTTTCGTCCACATCATCCTTGTTCAACTCCAGCGCGGCCGCGAACTGCATCGGGTCGATCTGGCCGGCCTGCTGTTGGTCGGCACCGACTTGTTGCTGTTGCTGGCCCGGGATACCGGCCGTGGCCGCCCGATCGGCGGCGCGCAAGACCATCGAGAGATTGGCCGGGCCGAGCGCGTCGATCTCGCCCTGGTCGAAGCCGAGCGATTGGGCGCGGCTAAGGGCCGCAGGGTCGAACTGCGGCGCGGCATCGGTTCGCTCGCCGGTTTGCGTATCCTGGGTAATGACATCCGCCGCCACTCCCGTCTGCTGGTCTGCGTTGTCGACGTTCGTTGCTTGATCTGGTTCCGGCACGATTGTCTCCCTATCCAAAATAACTGTCTTTGTTATGGGCCTTCATGTACTTGTTGAACTTCCGCTGGTGCGCCATGTCTCTCATCAGCGGATTCCCGTCCTTGTTGAACGTAGTCGGCACACCATGCGCCGCCGCGTCTTTCATCGCCGTAAACCGATCGTCGGGATGCACGCCCATGGAGTACGATTCGATGGGCCAGCCCCTCGTAACGCCACGAAGTTCCTTTGGGCGCGACAACCATTCGGCAGGTATACACCGCTGACCCATCTCTCCGTCGTCGAAGCGGACGGCCATGGGCGCCGTGCCTATCGGGAAGTCCTTCGTCCTGACTTCACCCGACGACAACTTGAAGCAATAGGTGCTCATTGTGCACCCCCGACCGTATTGGCCTGCCCGGCACCCGATAGAAGCCGAGACATAAGCTGGGTCTCGTCGAGATCCCCTCCCTGCTGACGACCGTCGGCGGCGCCACCCGCTTGTTGGCCGAACGGTTGGGGCCGACCCGCGGCCGGCGCGGGCGTCGGGGCGCCCTGAAGATCCATCTCGGACGGCTTGAACCGGACCATCTGTCGCAGCTCGGGGAAGTTCGCCAGGCGAGAGACCCCGTCGTAGAAGCCGTTGAAATCGGGGGCTATGTTCTGGGCGGCGAGCATCGGCGCCGCCTGCATCGTCCGGTCCCACATCGCGAACATCAGTTGGAGCTTGTCGGCCGGGGTCTGCCGCCGCATGCTGAACGGCTCGACCGTGATGTCATACTCCACCAAGTCGCCTTCGCGCGTCTCCGGGCTCCACAGCTCGCTGGTATAGAAGTCCGTATCTGCGATCCGCCGATAGACGACATCCTCGCGCAACTCCTCCGTCCACTCGTACCAGGCGCATGCCTGAACGATGTCCTGTGTGAATTCGGCGAACCGATCCTGCATGGCGCCCACCCGTTCGTCCGACGAACCCTTGACGATTTTTTCCTGGGTCGCCGTATCCGTGATCTGACCGAAGCCGGCGATTACGTCCGTCCCCGACCGCCGCTTGAACAGGCCGTGTGCGTGGATCGCCATGGCAATGGTTTGCCCTGACGCCCCGCCGACTTTGATGCGCTGGACCGGGTCTTGGACATCGCTGCGTATCGAGTCGCCATCGACAGCATCGAGAACGCGCCGGAACGTGTCTTCCGCTTCGCCCTGATAGGTGAAAACCTCTTTCTCGCGCTCGCCCTGGCGGAATATCTTCCGGTAGATGCGGTTCACGAAGTCGTCCAGGTCCCACAACGTGTAAGCCGGGGCCAACGGCCAGAGTTGGCCGGGCACATCCTGGAACGACAAGACGCGATAGGGGCCGCCTTCCGGCCCGTCGAACGGCACGATCCGTAGCGGTTTCTCGGCATTGAGCGACATCGTGACGACGAGATTGCTCTCCGGAAGCCAGACGTGATAGACATCCACCCGCTGGCGGAAGCGCTCTTCGTATTGGCCCTTCCCCAAACTCAAGGTCTGTTCGCGCTCGATGTTGGTATCGTCTTTCGAGCCGAACGTCCCGCTTCTAAGCTGGTCCACCGCGTCCTGGTCGTAGAGCGGGTTGTCCTGGAAGTGTTCCAACGGGCGACGGAACTTGTCGCCCATGAAATCCATCAGCTCCCGCTCGTCGGGCGACATATCCCAAACCAGGTTGGCATGATGGATGTTGTCGACGAACGGCTGACCGACGTTATGCATGTAACCGCCGATGCGATTGCGCCGATCCGCCTCGACCCCGATCCGGACAACGCCCGGGCCGAACACCGCGTTCACGATGGCGCCGCGCAATGTCGCCGCCAGGTTGATCTCCTGGATCAGCTTGTTGAGTCGCCGCTCGAATGTCTGGGCTTGCGGCAGCAGCCCCTCGATGAACGTGCTGACCAGGACCTGCGGATTCCGGGCGGCGATGGCCATGCTGAGCACGCTGGCCAATTCTTCCATCCCGTTGACCGGGACGCGGTCGTGCTCGTTCTTGGACGTGTGACCGTAGTGCGGGCCGACCATCTGCCGTTTCGCCATCATCGCGAACTCGATAAACGGCTTCATCTGCTTGCGGGCGTACTTGACCGAATTCTTCAGCCGGTCAAAGTCTTTTTCGTTGTCAGGATCGAACGGCACGCTGTTTCAATCTCTCTACTAGGGCTGCAACCTCATCCACGACCTTGTCGTCCGGATCGAAGCACACCGCCCCGAAATAGGTCACCTCGCTGACCTCGGGATCGTCTCGCAGGCTGATGCGGCAATGTCCGTCATCGCCTTCGAGTTTGACCACGAACTCCTTGAGCATGCGCAACCCCGCCAGGATGCCACATACCCATTCCCTCGCAGCGCGATTTACGGCCTCTCGTGCTTCCATGTAGCCTTCCAGCGCAAACAAAAAGGGCAGTACAGTGGTACGGCACCGTACTACCCTTCAGTTTGCCAACTGTTGCCCGGCTCAGGAGCGACCCTTGCCGAGGGAATCCCTCAATTCACCAAAGCGCCTTACTCCGCTCCGCTTTCTCCCGTTCCTTTATCCTCCCACCCACGCTATCCGTCGGGATCTGCGCCGGCCGTTGCTCGGCGGCCAAAAGTTTAGCCTGTTTTTCGAGTGGCTTCAAGAGCATCCAGGCTCCGGCATCGGCGATCACCAGGTCACCGTGGTTTTTCTTCTTGCCGGACGCACTGACCTCTCCCAAGGCCGTGGAATGCTCGACCGTCCCGCGGTCCGTCCATTTGTACTCTACACACTCGCGGACCGCCTCTTCGTCTCGGTTAGTGATCCGCCCACTGCCCAGGGCTCCGTTATAACTCAATAGCATGCGCTGCTTAGCATCGCCGCCAGACGGCCACCCGTCCTTTCCCGATTCCTTCCCCCGCTTGTCGCGGTATTTGTAGAATCGGGAATATCCCAATTCGTGAATTTCGTCCGAGAAAGAGTCCCCCACGCCCTGCATTTCAAACCACAACTTCGGATTGTGGAACCACCGCAGAATCGGGAAGCAATACCTGGCGAACTTAGCCGGGCTCATTACGTTAGTTTTCACACGAGCGACCTTCTCCATCTTGTCGCTCCAAATGGACAAACAACTATCAGACGCACCCGTTCCGGCTGACACGTCAACGGCCGCAACGTACTCTTGATCGGACTGCGGTCTTCCTCCCAGCAGGTTCAGCCATAGCAACAGGTTGCCGCCGGGGCTTTCGATGAACTCGTCGAACGCGAAATCGTGTTCATCGTAGCTGAGTTCACCTTGCCAGAACGGTTTCCGACAATCTCGTTTGACCACCGCCTCAATCTCCTCCGGCTCGAAAAAAGGGTCGCCCGACCTGAGGAAGTCGATGTCCATTTCCTGGGCGATGAGCGATTCGACGCCCAGCTTCAGACATCCGTTGTCGTAGTACGGACTGCGGACCGCCGATTTGCCGAGGCCGTTGACACCCCACGGATAGTGGTCCCGCGCCAGATCGTCGTCATCACCCCCGATTGTGATCTCGCCGAACCGCTCTTTGATGTAACGGACCTTCGCCTTCGCCCAGAACGACTCGTCAATGAACCTCGGGTCGCCCTTGGCCATCCGATAGGCGCCCTGGTAGTGCTCGGGATGATCCGTCCAGTGGAGCTGGAGGATATTGCGATTCTTGTCGTGGGCCAGCCGGTAGAACTCGCCGCCGATACCGTTCGGCGTGCTCGGGACGATAGCGCAGTTCGTGTTGCCTACGATCGACGCCCAAGCCTTACGCGAATCGAGCGGATCGATGAACGCGAATTCGTCGGAAACGACAGCCGTCTTACGCCCGCCGCGGCCCATGTTGCCGGTCGTCGACGTTCCCATGATGTTGCTGCCCGTCGCCCAATTGACATAGCTGAGCTTGGCGCGTCCCAGACCGCCGGTCATCCACTCGGGAAGATGGTCGTGAACGAAGTCCAGCTTGGCGAACAGGCAATCCGGGTCGCCCTTCTTGTCCACCATGTCCTCGGTACGGCTGACCAACAGGAACGTCTGCAAGCGGCGAAACAAGAACCGGCGATCGATCGGCAACAGGACCATCCACGTCGCACCGATATACCGGCTCTTGGGGAGGATGACGTTGCGCCGCCCGATCGACGCATCGATCTCCAGCAGCGCCTTCTCCTGAAACGGGTAGGCGATAAACGGACGGAGCGGATGATCGGCATGTTCCCGGGGATTGAACGTCCAGACGAACGTGTCGATCCAGAAGAGCAGGTCCCGGCTACAGCAGTCGATCACCGTCTGGCGGTTCGACTCCGATTGCAACGCCCACTTCTCCATGTGGAGGCGCCAACGGAGGTTCGCCCTGAAGTCACGAGGGACGGCCTGGGCCGGTTCAGCAGTTTCCAACTCCGACAGCAACATCAGCAGTTCCCATCATTGCATCCAAAACATCCCGTTCGGCAAACAGTTCTCTCGTCACCTCCACGTGACTCCGGCCGCTGTCCGATAACGACGTGCGCCCCCTGGCCTTGCGCTCCTCATGCTTGTCATAGTCGTCCCAGAACTTGGCCTGGTCGCCCTTCGCCCACTCCAGCATGTTGAGGGCGGTTCGCGACGGGATATCGGCGGGATCCAAAGCAAGAATGTCAACTTCCGCGAAAAGGTGCTCTGCAACCCACTCTATGCCCGGCACGGAACCCTTCTTGCCCGCCAGTTCCCTGTGAAGTTCAATCCGCGACATGCCCTCGACGGCAGCACAGTCGCGCTTGGCCTTGCGCTTTTTCCGAACGGCACGTTGGCGCTCGCTCTTGGTGTATTCGCCTGTTTCCCTAAGTGTTTTACGGCTCGGAACCTGATCTGCAACTTCGACGATCGCCCGACGCCATGCTTCCCGAACACTCAATCCGCCGCGCTTCAGTGCGTCGCGCTTGCGAGTGAAACCCGTCCAGAAATCGACGCCCAACCTCATGCCGAGCCTCGCGGCCTCGCGCTTGTCCTCTTTGCAATCGAACTCGAGGTGCTTCTGGTCGAGCCAGCGATCTCGGCTGGTGGGCTCGTAGTTTTCGTCGTTGTGTGTCTGGAGGTCAGGCATGTTCCAAATACTTCTCTGCCGCGCTCATGGCCATCGCAGCCGATTCGGAGGACACTGACATGTTCACAATGTAACGGCCGCGGCCGCCATAATCGCGCCAGATGGCCGGCCAGACAATGAGGGCCAATCGAACAAGCTCTGCCGGGTGTCCTCGAGCCTTGATGAGAAAACAGTCGGCGGCTTCCTGCGCGTCTTTCGCCGCATTCGCAAACCGTTCGTCGCCGATTCTGTACCGACCGCCCGCACGCTCCATAGTGCACGGCCAAATGTGCTCGACGATCGCCTGCCGGCTCGGGAGCCCGGGATCTTTACAATCGTCCTCGGCTTCCGCCTTCTGGTTCTTGACGATCCCGTAGACGTACTGGATCGCACACCCGGCCTCCTTGGCTGCCTCAGATGGGCTTTTGCCCATCGCCAGGGCCGCTAGAACCACATCCTTCTTGGACGATGACTGAACCTGCCCCGTCGCCACTTCGTTCATCGAATCGCTCCTGTAACTGGATCACCGCCGCATTGAGGGTCAGGCATTGCCTGGACAGGAAAAACACTGCGTCCTCGAGGTAAAGCACGAGTTCCGGCGTGACCGGCACGCCTGGCCGTAGAGATGGTTTCCCCGGAACACGGATCTGCTTTTGGGCTGCGAGCGCCGCTACGTGCTTGGCCTCCACCAATTGCGTGTGGACCGTGTGGATCCGCCCGTACATCTGCTTCTCGGGCGAAGCGCCCTTGCCATTCCCGTCAGACGGCCTTTCGTTCAGCCTCATACGTTCGCTCGCATTCGTCGGGGTCTCCGTGGACGTAAAGCACCAGCTTCCCGTAGTTGACGGGGATCAACGGCAGACCGCACCGATGGCACAGCGGCCGTTCCACCTCTGGGTCGGTCAAGATGTCATCTACCAGCGTTTCCATTCCGGTCATCCACGGGCGCGGGCTCCTGCCCAAGTGGCGCCCCAGGTTACACGGGCAAGGCAGTGCAACCGACCCCGACCTGGGAGCAATCCGCAATGTATCCTATGGATACACATTCAAGCAAAGTGTATCCTATGGATACACTTTCGTCAAGCCGAGTGTTTCATGTGCGTGGAATCACGCAGTTACGTGGTCGGATGTGGGACAGGCAGGCCCAGAGTAGAATACTCCCTGGGGGTGAGCACAACGGGGTTCCCGTCGAAGAAAAGCATGGGCTCTCCGTCCACGACCCCATAGGTCATAAAAAAGCCAGGCCAGCACACCGGCCACCGAGGATTTACCACGGGCTCCAGCGCCCGCAAGCAAGACGGGGCGTAGACGGCGGCTATCGTGCCGAAAACAGCAGCTACGGCGACGGAAAGGCGGTTGAGGAAGGTTCGGCGGGTCATTTGCTCAGCACCGACGTTACGCCCAAGATGAAAAGTAGGGGCCCGCCTACCAGGCACGCGATCGTCATCTCCACGTCCTTCGAGAAAAATCCTTCAACCGGCGCCCAGATAACAAGAAGCTGAGAGGTGATCACGAAAGCGGCGATCAACAAAGCGTAAAGGAAGGTTCGGCGGGTCATCATCGCTGGGCCCCCCGCCACCAGTAAATCAGGCCAATCCTACCCAACAACAGCACCATGGCCCCGCTTTCGACTTTCGCCACCCAACTCCATCGGCACAAACGAAACAGGTCAAACCACCGGCAGGCTATCCTGTAACGGTTGACCCGCCAATACAGATACGGTCGACGAGCAATCACACCACGTACTCCAAACGGGGGCCGGGGACTACGGGCACGTCGAACACTTCGGCCCGCAGGTGACCATCCCACTTCCAATCCACTTTCCGGTCAAACGATCGAAGCTATAGTCCCGACCGCCGATGTGGATGTACGTTCCGAACCGAGTAACTCGAATGTGGATATGGAAGCCCGTCACCAAATCGTCCACTTCGTAATCGCGGACAAACCCCGGCAACCCCAAACGGTGTACGAGGCCGCACAGGGCCCTCCGTGAGCGACTTCGCCAAATCTGCCAACGAGTCGCGCCTGCATCCGCCGGACCACAACCCGGGAAGGGGAAAATGCCGCCCATCACATCGCCACCCACGAGAGGGGGACGGGGCTGGAAAACACGCAACGAGCGTCCTCGCGAATGCGAAGAACCCGCCCCCGCATATCAGGATTCCGACCCACGAGCACAGACACCATGTATGACGACTCCGATCCAGTGCGTGGCACAAACGTGGGATCAGTGTCCCACATTCGCCGCAACTCGGCCTTACGCTCGGGGGTTAGCATCAGTAAATCTTCGTCAAGTCAGCGGCCTTGACGGATTCGGTCTCAACGAAAATCGTCTGCTCGGCCCGATCCGCCGTGTCGTGCATTCCAGACACCTCAATGATCTTAGGTGCCGTTGCGGGCTCCAGCTTCGCCTGTTTCAACTCCCCGTAAGCGGCGCGAAGCACGTCTTCGGAGCCATGAACCTTCCAGCCGGTGCCGTTGTCAATCAGAATTTCCAGGCGCCAAATGCCGTCCATTAGAACAAACCTCCCAACGCCCAGAGCGTGCTGGCGAGGGCCAGGTAGGCGGCGATCCAGTTGACGGGGCCGAAGGCGGCGCGGCGGTGTTTGGGCTCCGCAGGCCTATGCCGCACCAACGACCGCCATGCCCGTCCACGCATCAAGCGAGCGAGTGCCTGGTCTCCATAACGCTTCGCCAGCGCCTGGTCGATCTCGGCGGGGGCAACCTGAAAATCTGTCTGCTTGTCATGATGTCGAACTGTAATCCAATCCCCGCGAGGATCCGTAAAGGCACCCCAGCCAGACGGCAAACAAGGAGCTAGTCGCTTTATCGCAGCCTGAGCTGGTTCGTCGTTCAAGAGGTTGGCCTTGGGTTGCTCCTGCGTGGGGGCACCCATCATGCCGAGTGCCTGACCCCGAAGGGCTTCCGCCATGCCCAACTGGTGAGCGGCGGAATCCTGCGGAATCCCCAGCCGGGCCAGAGATTGCTGAGCCCCCATCGGGCCAAGCCTCATGTTCTGAGCCTGAACCTCCGGCGGGAGGTGGGAACCGGCACGGAGAGCCTGCATCTGCTGGACGATCCTGCCCTCTTTGGCTTCGCATGCGACGACTTGACGCTGGTGCAACTCCTCCGGGGTCACACCATGCATGTTGCAGGCGCCACCCAGCAACCCAGCATCCAACGGTCCGAATGGGCCGGGAAAGCCGTGTTGGGGGTTGTTGAAGTCCTCAAAGCCCGTCAACGGAGGCTCGCAATCGCCATCAGCTACTCCCAGACCGGCCCATTTACAGTCCTCTGACCTTGAGACACCAGTCGACCAAGTCGAGAATCGGTTGGGCGCTGCCTACCGGAACCTCGCCCGTGCCATGGCAAAGCTTTCATGTCGACCATTGCTCGCATTTCGGAACATCCGCAGATTCTCCTGGACCTATCGCCGCACGCAGATCCTTGCGGTGCCTCATCTGCCACTTAATCCACTCGTCGTGCTCAACTTCGCCCTTGCCGCCACATCTCGAGCACTTAAACAGCATGGAAGAATCCGAAGCCTTGCCCTTCACCATATCGGCCTCCTCAAAAAGAGATTCCACAGCGTCGCGGATCAAGCTGACATCTAGACACATTCGATCATCGTAACAGGCTACCTCCGCATTCCAGCGCTGAGGGTTCCTTTTGAGGCGGATAATGACCGGAAGACGCTCGTCTTCGCTGTCGCCGATTACCTGGAAATGCTCCAGGACGCCGAGGCCGGCAAGAACGCCATAAACGCATTCCTTGCCGGTTGTCAACCATAGACCCCTCGGGGCGTCGTGATCCCGGGGAGAGGCAATCCAGTCAAACTCGCTGTCAGCCTTGCGCTTGCGGGGCGTGGCCATCACCGAAAGCTTACACCAATTCGTGAAACAGGCAAGGAGTCCCTAGAAGTCGTAGATTGGGAATTGGTGGGCGGGGGGTAAGTACAGGGGGGTAGCGCCTCGCGCGATGGGGGGTGTACTTTGGTTTTCGCTGGCGGGCTTGGAGTCCCATCGACTTTTGGCGCTTGTTATCAGCCCGACCGTCGATATTGGCCTGGAATCGATGATCCTGCGCCAATACTACGTCCCATAAGGCATAATACGTCACATTCGATTATCTGGACGTGACCGGGTGGCGATTGTGCCCACGGCGAAGTGGTTGGGTCGCATTGAACATAGCTCTCCATGCCCCTGCCTCCGATGCGCCCTTCATGCGCCCTTCATAGCAGACTGTCCTGCGTCCAAGCGCGCCCATGCTCGCCATTGCCACACTGTAGACTGATGGGGAACGGGGTGGAAACGTCCAGCTTTGTCCAGCTTCACCCACATCCAGGCTGTATCCAGGGTACTTTTGGTCATCCGTTGTCCAGCTTTGTCCAACTGCGCCCACCTGGATGATTCGACTTGTGCTTCGTTACGTGCGCACCCGTTCCCAGGGCCAGTGTCCATTATCGACACACACTGGCATGTCGCGGGGCGACCGGCTTTCGCCGGGCTGGAGTTGTTACGGTAAGCGCACTCCAGGTGCCATGTTCCGATAACGCTCCTAAATTACGCCGGAGCGTCTAGGCTGGGCGTGCTCGGTTGCGTGGGATCGGTGCGGGCTTCCAGGCTCAACAGCTATGGGCCTTGCGGCGCTCCGCTGCCTGTTGCCTGGTTACTCATAGACCGTCCTGCATCCGCCATTGTGGCCCGTTCGAGCTGGGCCGATTAACTACCAGGTGGCGGGCTTCGTCCCGGCCACAACAGGGCTATCCGGGCCTTCGCCTGCCCTGCATTCGTCCTACCCACAACCCGCCTGGTAGGCCTACGCCTGCGCAATGAAAAGCCCCGCGAAGCATGGTCAGTGGTCTGCGGGGCTGAAGTAGTGGCAATGCCACCACGTTCAAGGCTAGATTGTAGCCACTGACCATGCCTCAAGCCTACACCACGATGTGACGTTTGTCAAATCAGTGTTATCCTGGCGCCCCGATCATGGGTTTCGTGTGCTTTAACACCGATTAACGGTCAATTCCACATTTTTATGGGAATCCACTTGACCTGAGTAACAAGTGTTGTATACTTCATTTGTGAGTAACGAGTCTTTTAGGAGTTGTGACGATGACAGCAAAGCTAATCGACGTCGTGTATTCTCCGGAACACTGGAATCAGAACTGTGGTTCCATGATCCCCGAGGCGTGGGAGGCGCTCGTTGACACTGGCGACGGTGTGTGTCGCGTGTTTGGGCATACCCGCGATGAAGCACTGACGAGCGCCGGAACGGAATTCCCTGAGATCCAATGAACAAACGTAGTGGCCCGCGACGGCGTGACGTCCGGGCCGTGGCCAGTACCAAACTGTGAGGAGATACTGACAATGGCAAGTCTACTTCAAACAGCCGACGGTCGCATGGTCAAAGTCGGCGACAAGGTCTATTTCTACTGGGGTGGCGTGGACGCTCGCACCCAGAAAGCACGGGTTACACATGGGGTGGTCGAGGCCGTCACCCAACGGTCGCTCATGCTGATTATCCGACGCCACACCGGCAAGTGCAGTTCTCGGCACGCTTGGCACGTCTTTACGACGCGCGAAGTATTGGAAGCTGACCGCAAAAATACTCCGTTCGAGCGCGTCAAGCGGTCCCGTGTCACCGGAAAGTCGGTGTCGTGATGACGCTCAAGCGACGAACCAGATGGAAGCGTGTCATCCGTTTACCATTGCTCACATGGAAACTCTACCAAATCGAACACCTCAGCCTGTGGATGGCGTTCCGGTTTGCATGGCTGACGTTGAAATAGAATCACTGCCCGCGCGCCGCACGAACGGCCGCGGGTGGAATATCGTTCGCGGGTGCTCCTGTCGCGAGCTTCGAGCGTGACGATGTGGTACGAATGCTGAAGCTCGCAGTCGAACGAGAAGGCACGGCGCGCCAACGATACCAAGACCTCGTGAGTAAGTTTTAGGGGCCAATCAGCCGCCCCGGCGGCGATTTACGGAGGAGTATTGTGAGACGCAACCAACGCTACTACATGGCCAACGGATTCCACCACACCGAGACCTACGTGGTCGCCAAGCGCGGCCGCGTGTCGACTGCGGCCATGATTGCAGCGGAGAAGCGGCTGTGCAAACAGGACGATTGCAAGTGCGGCATGAGTGAGGCCAGTAATCCAACCGACGGCCAGCGTCACGGGATACAGGGCGAGCCAGAGCTGTGTCTGGTGAATGATGGCGGCGGGTACTGGCGATTGGAACGACGTTAGGACCAGCCGCACGGCGGCGATTTACGGAGGAACGATGTGATGACGACAGAAGCAGAGAAACCGATTGAAGTCCTGCGGCAAAAACGCAACCTGGAATCCGGCGAAACGGTGCTACTACGCACGGGAATCGAAGAAGTGAAGCCGCTCGTGAAGATTACGATGGTTATCCTAAAGCGGCTGTACGAAGAGAAGCCGATCGTCCTCTACGAGCTTGCCCAGCTCTGCCGTGACCGTGACCACGAACCATGGGGCAAGTGCGGCGATGATCTCGTCGAGAGAAAACTGATTCAGAAAACAGAAAACGGCTATCATGTCCACGACTCCATTCGCAACATCGTCTTGGCTGCGATCGACGGCGAAGGTGTGGATATGGTACTCCGCTCACCGTTGGCGCCGAAAGACCCCTAACCAGCCGCCCCGCGGCAAGGAGACGAATCATGGATTGGAACTTCGGAAGATGGGTATCGAGCATGACCTGGCCGGGCATTGTCGCCTGGCTGTCGATGGTCATGCATACGTACCAGCAGCACGGCCCGCCGTGGGACGTGTTCAACTTCATCGGGGGAGGACCATGAACGAAGCAACAATCAAAGTGACGTCACTCTGCGGCTGTGCGTGGGAAGCACGGGTCGACCCCGATACCCTGCTCGACACTACCGTCCGGGTTGACCTTGTGTGCCCCACGCACGGCAAGCTCGGGGTGAGACTCGAGCTGACGAGCCCAGCCAACGTTGACCTGCTGACTGCGTGCAAGGTCGCGCGAGAATGTCTGTTGAATGGCAGTCCGCCCGGGGTGCCGCTATTGGCCACCGAAGCCGCCATCGCCAAGGCCGAAGGAGGAACGCCATGAGCAAGCAAACTTTCCCGCACACGAACTACGATTGCGGCTGTCAATTTGTCCCGCGTGACGACGGTTGGGCGATTTGGACTATGTGCCCGCTGCACGAGGCCGCCCCCGACCTGCTGGCAGCGTGCAAGGCGTTCATGTCCGGCCCACCAGCGGGCGTAGTCGGAAAGATGCGGGCCGCCATCGCCAAGGCCGAGCCCGACGCATGACCGGCAACCCCCACAAGAAAATGGGTCCGGCCCCGATCGAAGGGGAATACCTCACCAAACAGCAGATGATTCGGTTAGACCCGACGCTCGAGGAGGCGATTGTCAATCGCGCAGGACAACGGTCGTTCGCCGCATGGATCAGGTGGGCGGCAAGACGGGCGCTGGGTCTACCCGAACGCCAGCCGGAGCCCCGCGCCGACAGCAGCGAGGATGGCGGCCGCAAAGACCCCTCGGAGCCAACGGCGGTTTGACGTCTGGTCCACTTCGTGCTCGTCGCGCGACTCCTCGAGGCTGGCTGTCCGCGCCATCAGGCCGAGTTTGTCATTGTACCCGCGAATCGCCTTGTCGATCCGGTGGACCGTGGCCTTAATCTCCTCCGTGTCCTTTGTCAACGTCCCGATACCAGCTTCCAACATCGAGATCCGGCGGATGTGGTCCATGACCTGGTCACTGCTCGCGCCACAGCTCGGCGTTGATGGTGCTTTCGCCATGCCTCAAGCCTACCT